CCTTCTATGTTTTCGGTGAATGTATATTGCCATAAATTAGCGCCGTCATAGTCGCATTGGCTATTTAATTGTGCGCACCAGATAGCGCAACCGCCTAATTGACTAATATCCAATACATTAACTAGCCAGTCATAACTAGCGTATAAACCAGTATTAATATAGCCAGCTTGCCATAACTTATTGATGAACACGCTACAAATATTTGTTAATTCTTGGTCTGTTGGCATGCCACGATCTGCCTTGTAATCGTCCGCATCTTCCATATCAAACCATATGCCCATAGGCAACTTGTCAACAGTTAAGCCGGCATCATTGAGTGTATTCAATACAAATTCCGCTTCTTCCGCTGCATGTTCTTCGTTCATAGCATAGGAATAATGATAAACACCAATAGCCAAACCCGCATTAATTGCGCCGTTTACGTTGTTATAGAATTCACTATCTAAATTACCGCGTCCATAACCGATGCGAATAATCGCAAAATCAAAGCCATTTGCCTTGACCGCACCCCAATCAACTACACCGTTATTTTCGCTTACATCAATACCCCGCATGGTACCCCCTATAATTTAACTTTATTTTCAATTTTAGTTCTAATTAAATCTAAGAATTTACCTAGCATAACGTTTCCGCCGTCGCGTAGGTTTTCCATAACAGATAGGAACTCACTAGAACCCAAATATAACCATACAAGCGATACCGCGAATTGCTTTTGACCGCTCATTTCGTCAAATAAGAAAGCGGCTAGTGTAGCGGCGACGTATGTCGCCACTTTAAACGCAAAACCTTTTCGCATAAATCGGCTAGAAATCAAGCCTTTATCAAACGCCAACGGTATTGCACGGTA